CTAATACGCGATTAACAAATGGAAAATCCGAAATAGGTTCTTCGCGTTCTACACTTGTATTTGAAATAAAACAAACATCAAAAGCGGGGCCATGTTCAAACAATTGTGTAAGATTAGATTCAAATTCTATTTTTGAAATATCAAATTGAAAATCATCTTCTAAAATAAGAATAGTTTTATAACCGCGATCTTTAGCCAATTTATAAATTTCTAAGTGAGAACGCGTGCACCCCACTCCATTTTTTCGACTATTTATAGCAGGAAATCGTTCAAAAGGTATATCTAATAATTGTAATTGTTCTTCCATGAATATTTTTCGGTTAGGACGATCCTCCAAATTAATATAAAAAATTCTATCAATGTTAGTCGACATACTTTTACTATGTGTTTTGTTTATATCATTTTAACGAATCTGTGGCAAGTTTATCGGCTTCACGATTTCCATTCGAATGCACATCACATTTTAAGGTATGCGCAGTAACATGAACCATGGTTATTGAATTAGCCTTTACCAAAGTGTAGGCTTCCTTCACCAACTCCATATTAGGTATTTCAGGATCCCAACCTTTTTTCTTGCACTTATCTCCATAAGAACTTGTGCACAACAATACATAGGTAGAATCCGTATAAATACCTATTTTTTTACCGTATTCAGGCGCCAATGCTTTAAGAGCCGCAATAACGGCGGACAATTCAGCAATGTTATTGGTTACGGTTCCTTCCAGTTTTCGACTTATATTTCTAGGATTGTTTTCTCCAAAGTAAACACCGATTCCAGCAAGAGCCTGTTTAGATCCATTTTTTTGACAAGCACCATCAGTGTACACTACAACGTCAAAGGTTTCATTTTCAGCGGAAAAGGGACCGTACTTATTAAAATTTTCGGCTTCTTGTTGTGTTGCAAACTTCTTGTACTTGGGTTTTTTGTGAATTTCTTTTTTACAATCATCCCAGGTTGTAAAAACGCCGCTTTGAATATGACCCGTATAGGTAGCATAATAGGGCATATAGCCATTGTTACATTCTATTTAAATCTAAATAATAATTGAACTAAAATATCCAGAGGTAGTAGATTAAAAAAATGAATCGTGAATTCCGCAATCAGTTCATTCACGTTTACAGTTTAAGGAACTTAAATATGGAAAGTCCTTACTATATCATTTCTATTATTTCCTGGTACAACTCTTGGGCATCGTTCATTGACAAAAACTATGGTTCATTTCCCTTGTTCGTGGCGGACATGAACAATTTCGATGAGAATTACGAAACGTACGTAAAAATTTATAAAATATGCAAGGAAGTCAACAAAAAACTTTCTATGGAATCGAGCGCTAAATGTACTATAGCCTAATGAATGGAATGCGTTCTCCTTTGTGTTGTCTATTTTTTTGATTAATTTACGTCAGAGGGCTTTATTGGCTGAAAATCTAAAAAAAATTGAAATCATTTTGCCAATTAATATTTGTTGGCGAGACAGTAAGATGATGGATGAAATCCGTGTAGGATGGATTCTATCTGATAGGAGGACGACGATAGATGATGGATGAAATCCGTGTAGGATGAATTCTATCGGATAGGAGGACGACAATAGATGATGGATGAAATCCGTGTAGGATGAATTCTATCGGATAGGACAATAGATGATGGATGACATCCGGGTAGGATGGATTCTATCGGATAGGAGGACAATAGATGATGGATGAACTCCGGGTAGGATGGATTCTATCGGATAGGAGGACGACAATAGATGATGGATGAACTCCGGGTAGGATGGATTCTATCATTTTTTTAAATTGATATGTTCTTTTGCGTTTTCATATGAAATAGCAGACATATATTAATCAAACATCAAGATTTTGAATTTTGGGTAACGTGTTTAGTGTTTTTGTTTTTTACTTTGTCTTTGGTTTCGCGTTTGTCTTTTACTTTTACGTTTTTTATTACGCGATTTACGTCCGCCATGAGGGGCTCTATATGTTCTACTTCTAGCATTTGCAAATGAAATAGCAGGGTTAGGTGGAGGATCCTCTGATAACATACTAATACCGGTTCTTATCCAATTTCTATCTGATTCAGATAGATCATCAGGAAGTACATAATTAGGGTCGTTCAATAACGCATTCATTTTGCTAAATAATTCTTGACCAGAAATTAAAGGAGCCGCCATATATATTTTAATCAGAAATAAAAAAATCAAAAATTAAAAATCAAGATCTTGCATTTTGTATAAATAACGCTTTGTGTGTGTGTCTTTTACTTTGTCTTTGTTTTCGTGTTCGTGTTCGTGTTCGTTTTTGGTTTTGCTCTCTCTTGCATTCGCTTAAGAAATAGCAGGATTCCATATAATTTAACGCATTTACTATAAATGCTCGGTCTACATCATCTACATGATCTACATGGAAGTATATAAATTATGATTTTTTTGTAACGTTCTTCAATTGACATTAATATTTTATAAAAATTGAATTATTTATATTCAGTCCACTTACTATAAATGGACGCAACAAAAATAGCCCAATTTTGGAGAAGGTATTCTTCTCTTTGTGAACTTAAACGCGTTAAACAATGTATAAATGACCGTTTGGATAAAGAAGCCTTGCAGGATTTAATAAATTATTGTTCAAGTATACAATCCGCCTGTAGTGGAGATGGTGCTGGATTAACAGGTGGAATGCTTATAGATATGGCGATTTGCTCTTATTTTAAAGAAAAAATTCCAGAGTATGAAGAATTTCACAAAAATGAAAGCGACATGAAAATAGCAGGAATAAAATTATCTCAAAAAAAAATAAACGGTAAATCAACACTTGCCTTAAATTGGTCTAAAAACGACAAGGCTAAAAAAGTAAAAGTTGTAAAATCTACTTTTGAAGACCACATTATGGTGTTAAATTTAAAATCTGGACAATGGTGGAAAACAAATCCTAATAAACAAATATCCGGGTTGAAAATTACTTACAATGATTCTATTCCATCCGGTATTTATTTAATCGATAAAAAATTTTGTAAATTCTACATTAAACTAACCAACAATAATAAAACAAATACGCTAATTAGTCAACAACAATTATATAGTATGCTAAAGTATTGCATTCGCCAACAATTATACATTGAATTGCCTCCTCCTAATAAAAAACTTCCTTTTAATATATTAAAAGCATGTTCTTAAAACAAGGGCTCATTAAATAACAAATAACGCGCGCATCGTTCTATCATGGTGCTATTGACTGCATTCCCAACTTGTTTATATATTTTTTTTTCATCATATTGAAATGAATCGTGGAAGGATTGTAATCTCAATAATTCTCTTGCTGTTAATTTACGACTTTCAGGACCATACACGGGAATCATAGACATGGCTACTAAAGTGGGAATGTAATCACATCGTTTTACGCGAATACCTGATCCGCGAGCCGTCCACAACACAGTATTCATTCCATCTTCGGGGGTTACATCACCGGCTTGCCATTCAAATTTTCGAACTGCACCCAACCAATTTTTGTTTTTTCTTGATGTTGTCAACCATGCTTCCAAATGTAGTTTATGATCCATGTAAAATTTTCTATTTTTATCAATCCAAGATTTATATTTGACGTAAAACTTGGGGTCGCACTCGTTGTCCCACCAATCCGTCCAAATGGGAAATTTAGGCATGTTTATTTGGCGAGAACTAATTATTTTTATAAATGAGTCCCAGATTAATTCTACATCTTTCATTTTTCCAGTAATACCATTTTGGGGTGGATTTAAAAACTCTTTTAGATGGCGAGTCAGTTTCAACTTAGGATTTTTAGGTATAGAAGGCAGTAAAGGTAGTTCACCGACATCATTTCGTTTGCACATGATAATAACACGTTCTCTGTTTTGAGGAATGTTAAAATGCAACACGTTTAAAATGACAGGGAATGAATAGGTAGTGTACCCTAATTCTTGAATCTTTTTATGCATGATGGACCATGTATTACCTTTGTCATGCGATGCCAAATTCCTAACATTTTCCATCAATAAATACTTAGGTTTGTGGTATTGAATAATCTTACACATTGTAAAGAAGAGGTTCCCGCGATCATCTTCAAATCCTTTTTGAAATCCAGCCTTGCTAAAAGGTTGACATGGAAATCCAGCACACAATAAATCAAAGGCCGGAATTTTTGTAATGTCTACTTTGGTTATATCGCCTTCAGGAACTAAGCCATAATTTTTTGCGTAAGTATCTCTACAATGTTTATCTAAATCGCATGCAAAAACACATTTTCCTATGTTTTGAAGGGCTTGATGAAACCCGCCAATTCCGCAAAACAAATCAACAAAATCCATATACTAGTTTATTGGAATAAATTTACTATCAATTTTAATCTAAAGGTATCCATTTTATAAGTATATGACTATAGAATATCTAACCAATAACAATATATATCGAAATACAGTACCCGAGGGACATTATGATATGATTATTATAAGTTTAATACATCAGGGCCCTGAAATGGTCTATTATATGGCCATGAATATTAAAAAATATGTAAAAGGTAAATTTATTTGGGTAGCGCACTATAATCATCCTACTAAAGTAGATGAAACATTATTACCTGAATGGGCATGGTTAGTAAGAGATACGATAAAAACACAAACTTATACGCGTTTACTTTCTATGGCTGTAAATCAAGCATTAAAATTTGCATTGGACAATGTAACGTCTACAAATATAATGACTCTATCTTCCGGATCTGCCTTTTTTAGAGATTTTATTTTACCTACTTATAAAAAAATAGCATTAAATTCACATGAATATCAACTAACTCCTAACAATAAACTGTTACATATTGAAGAAATTGATATAAATAATATTGGAAAATGCGTAAAATATCTAGCATCTGTAGGGTCGGGTGGATGGCAGTATACAGGTTGTGATGAAGATGTAGAATTTCATAAATTAATTCAAAATAGAAAATTTAAATATTTTAGAGGATGTCAGTGGTCAGGTCAAATTTGGCCCTATGAAGTAGGAAAAGAACTTGTAGAAGATTTATCTACCTTAAAAGATAAAATAGTTGTACGTTATGCATGCGAAGAAATATATCTTTCTACCTATGCATATAATTATGCAAAAATAAATAATATAAATATAGATTACGTAGAAGTAATCATAGATTGGGGAACTGAATATAAAATTCCAAATATTAATTACATTCAAATACTTCGAAAATATTATAGAGATGGGACAGCCGTTTGTAGATTATCGGATAGTAATGATGAAATACGACAATATTTATTAAATTAACTTTCTACTTTAGGAATGCAGATGACCTTAGTTAATGAATCACATAAATTCATATGGGATGTACTCACTACACGTGTGTAGGCATCCGTTTCATTTTCATTTGTAAACCAATTGGGGTGACTGGTTTCCCATTGTTTTAAATATAATACTTGCATAGATGCAGTCGTTTCATTTAATGTATTTTGTACTTTACTAAAATCATGTTCCCACACATTTTTATTTTTAATACATATTTTTTTGCGTTTCATGTCAATGCAATGAATGGGTCGTTTATAAATACCGATATCGTAAATTCCGTCGCAGATTAATTTAGAAATATCGGGATTATCCAAGATTAAAGTGTCTACAAATTCACTCCAATTCAAAGCATCTTTACATTGATCATTTAGAAAAAAATTAAGATTGAATCGGTGCGTTTCTATTTTAGGAATTAATTCATTGATTTGTTTTTGTTGCGTGTCGATTTGTTCTTGCTGCTTAATCAATATTTTTCTTAATTCATCCGTATCTTGCGTTTTAATATGTTTTTTTGTGGCAATATGTCGATTCCAATCTCCTTTTTTAGCACATGAAAATGTGCATTTGGAGCATGTGAACATAGTTATATAAATAGAAATCTATTTAAATAAATACATATTATATGGCAGAGATTGAAACGAATGATATTGAATTGGCGGCATTGCCTACATCTAGCCCTTCCAATTTATTGGAACGAAAAATAAATCGGCATCTAGATTCGAGAGAACAAAAATCAGATTTATCTGAAGAAACTGAACATGGATGGTCCACTGACGTAGAGGAGTTGCTCAGAGACATTGAATATAATTCAGGAATTTTGTCTACGATTCACAAAGGAAATTATTTAATTTTGCACGAATACATAAAATATTTTAAGTTACCTATTATCATTTTGTCGAGTTTAAACTCTATTTTTTCAGTAGGACTAAGTGTGTATTTAAATCAACAACTTGTCTCGAGTATAAATTGTTTGATCTCTCTTGTTTGCGGTATTATAAGCAGCATTGAATTGTATCTTGGAATCCAGAAAAGGATTGAAAATGAATTGTTGTCGTATCGAGATTACTATTTATTAAGTATTAAAATAAACAATTGTCTTAAATTAAATAGGGAACATCGCACAGAACCTAATGGGCAAATGTTTTTAACCGAAATTACAAATGCGTACACTGCATTGTTCGAAACGTCTGAAATTAGTTCGCAAACGTTTAGAGACAGGTTGATTACTCTGGACATTACTAAAACAAAAAATAAATTACTTATATAAATAGATCTTTTTATTCCAACTATGCAAAATTTATTAAACCACGTATTGTACATTAATCTTAACCATAGAACAGATCGGTTGAAACATGTAATTGCAGAATTACAAAAGATTGGTGTTTCAAATGCAGAACGTTTTCCAGCAGTGTATACGAGTGCTGGAAATATATGTTGTACAATAAGTCACATCTGTTGCATAGAATTGGCAAAATCTCGTGGTTGGCCGCATGTTTTTATTTGCGAAGATGACATTACGTTTATAAATCCGCAGATTTTTTGTGAAAGTTTAAAAAAATTTTCTGAATCCACTATTTCCTGGGATGTTCTTGTACTCGGTGGAAATAATGCTCCTCCTTTTATTCAAGTAAATAATTTTTGCGCACAAGTCATGAATATTCAAACAACGACTGGATATATTGTTAAACAAGAATATTATGATGTCTTATTGACCAATTTTAAAAAAGGGTTAGAATTATTAATACAGAACCCAATGCAAAAAAACATGTTTTCAATTGATATATATTGGAAAAGGCTTCAGAAACTTGATAAATGGTATGTTTTATTACCGTTAACGGTAATCCAATATAGCGATTATAGTGATATAGAACATAGAAAAGTAGATTATACCCAGGTAATGTTGACTTTAAACTAAAGTTATACAAACGGACAGTTGTTATTTCTGACTATGGATTCTATAGTCTTTACAAATTTCTTCGTTTTATTTTTTTTTTTATTTCGAGTTCGGGTTCCTCCTGAAGTAGGCGGAGATGAACCAGCGTTAGGTTGCTTTGGAGCATTTACTGGACTTAAATTTGGATCTGAAGGCGCTAATGCAGGGTCTAATGCAGGGTCTAATACAGGATCTATTTCTTGATCTAATACTGGATCTAATACAGGATCTAATACAGGATCTAATACAGGATCTAATTTTGGTCCTGAAGGCGGTTCTGAAGGCGGTCCTGAAGGTTGATCGCCAGATTCTATTTCATCTAATTCGTCTTCAACTAAGTCTAATTCAGCATTTAATGCGCCCAATGGACTTAATGCAATAAGTGAATTTTCATTCTTTGGGTTAAAGAAATTAAAAAAACGAGAAGTTAAACTTGGTGCAACACTGGGTTCGCCTGATGGAGCACTTGATGGAGCACTTGATGGAGCACTTGATGGAGCACTTGATGGATCACTTGATGGTGCACTTGATGGAGCACTTGATGGTGCACTTGATGGAGCACTTGATGGAGCACTTGGTGCAACTGATGGAGCACTTGGTTCGCCTGGGGGAGAACTTGGCTCACTTGATGCCGCGCTTGAACTTTTAAATCCAAACCATTGCGCCCAAGAAGAAGATACATTGGGAACAATGGCACTAGCAACACTAGCAGCAACACCTTCAGCACCTGCAACATTTTCATCATCTGCAACACCTTCGTTGTCTATATTTTCTTCTGCAGGAGGTGCGGAGGGAGCAGGTTTTTTGGTTTCAAACCAACCCGAAAAAAACCCTTTAGGTTCATTATTTAGGTTAGGATCAATAGATTTTGCGTACATATGTATACCGTACTCAATAAGGTCATCATCATCGGCATCAGTTACATCATAGGGATCATCTTTAGATAGTATAGATATTACTCTTTTTTTATCATCAATTGGCATGTCTACAAAATCTACTATTTGATCAAAATCTTCATCACTCATTGCCCTTAATGTATTCAATGATTGTTGATTAAAAGTTCGTCCAGGTATTGCAAGTTGTATATCTTCAATTGACCTTACTGGACCATTAGATGTTGCAGCAGTTGCAGAAGTTGTTGAATTTGGTGGGGGCGCAGCAGTTGTCGAATTTGGTGGGGGTGCAGCAGTTGTTGAATTTAGTGTTGCTGAATTTGCTTCTGATGTATAAAGTCGTTCATTTCTAGATTCTTCTATATTATGTTTTGTATATATTATACCTGCAATTCCCAACATTCCAAGTCCTGCAATTCCCCACATTTTTTGCATATTATAAGGTATTATTTTTAAAAAAAAGATTAACGTTAATGTTCATAAAAACAATAGTGGCATACATAATATTCTTGCGCATATTTCATACCTTTTATTTTGTACAGGTCTTTTACAGATATTCTAAAATGACTCGCCGCTTCTTCAATTCCCCATGTTCGAATATAAATGTACATTTCCCCCCATTTTGTTTGTTTTAAATGATTAAATGCAAGTTTGTATAAGGGCTTGAGTTTATTTTTATAACTGAAGTACAATACATCATACAAGTCGTTGTATAATGTAGATTGAGGGAATAAGGATAAGGTTCGCCAATCCGGTCTTGTTAAGGGTTTACTGAATTCTCGAATAAGGCGAATTATGTCGTCGGGTAATTGCATGTTACCTTTATTTTAACCTACAACGAATTCAATTTTTAATAAGAGGCAATACTATATTGAGCGATCATAAGAGTACTGTTTAATATTTGTTGCGTAGACATTCTAGCGAACCAATTGTATTTTGTTCGAAGAAGAACTTCGTCTTGGGGAATATAAATACCGTAGAGTAGAGCAGGAAAATCGATGGGTGTTGTACCCAATAATTCATCCACAGTAACAGGTTCGCCTGATATTTTTTTAATTCCAATGTATTTTCCATCGACAACGGTAATCTTTCGATTGCACCACAAACTCACATTATCAATAAAATCAGATTGGGCCGTTTTGTCTAAAAACAATTGTTCTTGGTAATGAACCATTTCATTCATGTAAAAGTTGTTTTTTTTGCAGCCCATCATTTTTATATTTGGAAAATAAGCAGTTTGGTCATGAGTTATTCCGTGATTTACTTGTTCTAGTACAAAAATACCTTTTTCTTGAATACTTGATTTATACAAATCATACAGATTGTGCACACATAAAAAAGAAGGTGGGACTATAAATCCTCCATAATGATATAAAATCATGGATAACCCAAGGTGTCTATAATGGTCTTTGACTGGATTTCCAAGATCATTTATTTTTACATTCCAATTAAGCAAAGAATCAAAAGCATCGTCATTGATTAAACATACATTGAAGGATTCTTTGCATTTATCGTAAATGCTTTTCATGGTGATCTGAAGATAAGGTTGATTTATTTTTTCAGTGTTTCGAGAATAAAAAGATTCCCAATTTCGCGCATTTATTTCAGGTGGACTAAATATCCATAAAATGGGTTTTTTGCGATTCATTTTTTCCCCAATAAAATAATCCGAAACAAGTTGGTAGTGTTGTTGGGATTCAAACAATTCTTCGGTGTCTTTATACGAAGAATAAATGTATTTTGATATTAAGGAAAAAAGAATGACTATAATAATTTTTGTGTAATCCATATTTATACTATCTAAAATTATTTTAGACATATAGTATATGTCTAAAACAACTCTTCCTTGGTATATCTTGTTATTAATCGTACTTTTGTGCGCCGCCATTGCCCTATCTGTTAATGAAGGGTTTGAATCAAGTCCGCAAGCCTTGTTTACGGATATAAAAACTAAAAATGTACTTGTTTTATTGTATACCAATAGTTGTATTCATTGCAAAAATTTAAAACCTGAATGGGATAAGGCTGCTGAAAAAGCACCTGAAAAAATGGTAGCCATAGATTGCAGTGATTCTGAAAATGAAGCCGTTAAAGCGTTGCTTAAACGTACAAATACAACTAGTTTCCCAAGAATGATGGTAGTTAAACAAGGAAGTATCACGGCTGATTATGAAGGTGCACGACAAGAAGGAGATATATTAGCCTATGTGCATTCTAATCTTGCTTAAAATTGCTTAACCCATGATCAGTTTGTTGAGTAACTACATTTTCATTTTCAAACAACATTTTCCGAACATCTGAAACCTCAACTATATTTTTGACTCCGATCAAATCGCCATTGTTATCGAGTGTTTGTGTTAATTTATTTCCGCTTTCATTAGCCTTTTTAATGTTTTCTTCAATGGCCTTTCTCTTTTTGTCTTTGATGCGTTGGTTAAAATAATCCTTGGCGGTGTCTTCATTGGCCTTTTTGTTGGCCATTAATTCATTTAATTCAGATTCTAAAAACTCAACCCTCCCTGTTTTGTAGGCATCTGGTTCCCATGGCATCCATATTCCTACAGGTCCTACATAAACATCAAAATTAGGATCATGCTCCCTAAGAATTTTAGCACGCAACTCAGCCTCTTCTTGTGAAGGAAAAACACCTCGTATTTTCAACCCTCGTGTATTGGTTTGAAAATTATTTTTTTTACTGTACTCCAATTCGAGTGCATCTAAGTTTTTTTCCAAAAAATTCTTGTAATCGTCTGATACACAATCTGAAGCCAATAATTCACCTTCTTCCTTGCAAAATTCAGTTAAATCTTCAGTAATCTGTTCTGTATTTAAATTATATTTATAAGCAAGAAATGCAGTGAACTGTGCATACTTTTGAGTAGATTTATAAAGATCCCAGGTTTTTACAAATTGAGAAAAATAAAACTCATCTTTAGATTTAATTATATTTTCAGGGGAAACAAAAGACACACAAACAAACTTTTGTTGCGCAATGGGTTTATCTTCTTCAAGCAAATCAACTTTAGACATGCAATACATACTTTAATTTATTTAAGTTTTAATTAAAATATATTTTTTTCTATCTATTACTTATAATGTTTGATTTAGGAGAATTGCTTAAACGTGCCATTAAATACTTAGTTGAAGGATTGATGGTTGCCATCGCTTCTTATGTAATTCCAAAGGGAAAAGGACTTAGTATGGATGAGGTTGCGCTAATCGCTCTTACGGCAGCGGCTACCTTTTCTATTTTAGATACTTACATTCCAAGTATGGGAGTTACTGCCCGCACGGGTGCTGGATTTGGTATTGGCGCCAATTTAGTTGGATTCCCGAAATAAAAAAATAAATAAATTCAGTAAAACTTAGTTTCTTGGTTTAGCCATAATATAGATTCTTTAGTCGTTTGTTCCATTTGGGTAGGTATTTTCGCGGTCTCAAATGTAAACGTAAAGGGTTTAAGCGGTTCTTTGGTAAAGATAAAAGGTTTAGCAGGTTGTGCAAACACGAATTTGAAGGATTCTTTAGGTAGTTCTTCCTTTTCTTTAGGTTCTTCTTTTTCTTTAGGTAGTTCTTCTTCGGGTTTTTCTTTTTCTTTTTCTTTTTCTTTTGATGCAGGTTCGAGAATTAAAACTTTGTCATCTAAAGCATGTTCAGGAACTTTAACGTAAACCGATTTTTGTGGCCAAAGTCTCCAAAAATCAGTTGTTGTATGATTTACACTGTATACATCAGCATATCCACATGTATCTATAGATTTTTGTATAATGGTTAAATTTTCAGAGATTTCATGCGTAGTAACATTGCATTTTGTGTATATAACAGAGTCTTCTACATACTCGCATAAACCAGTAACACGCGTAGAAAGTCCTAGCAAATGCCAAAAATACTTGAATGCATTACCAATATCTTGCGATGGAATGTTGACGATCAAAGACTTGGACATGATATAGTATTCCTAAATAAAATATAACACTTCAATTTTATTTAAAAACGATATGTATGTCTTGTTCTTATTCCACTATGTTAGGCGAATTAAACCAAGGAGTTCATGCCTACAGGCTATTTAATGTAGCCATTTTAGATGTTGTAGGTACACTTGTAATCGCCTATCTAATCTCAAAAAAACATTTTGTAAAAACATCAATCCTACTTTTTGCATTAGGTATTTTATTGCATCGACTATTTTGTGTGCGTACTACAGTAGACAGGTTGTTATTTTAACATTTCCAATGATTTTCACAATCAATACAAGTTACAAAGGTAGTCATGGGTTCATCTGCGGATCGAATTTGCAGTTGATAATAAGAACAATTTTTACTTTTACACTTAAAACAAGTGAACATGTCCGTATTGGCTGTTAATTTGTTACTAAGCATAAATTGTTCTATTTTTTGTTTTTTCTCGAGTAAGGGTTTCCATTTTTCAGGATTAAATTCTTGATGCGTCATAAAAGCAACATTATATGGATTTTTACATGCAAGTTGTTGCACATATTCGCTTTGTAAATTGATCAACAGTGTTTTAAATTTTGAAATGTATATTTCTACAAAGAAGGGATTATTCCATTTTTTTATAATTTTACGGGCGGTACTTTCTGCAATAGTAAAATTATAAATTCCAATTTCAATACTGTTACTTATATCTTCATTGTTTACAATTTTATTCAGTTCATGTTCAATGGTAGTTCTGAACAAAATGGGATTGTCGACAGTTCGCATTATACTAGGTTATCCTTTCTTTTTCTAAGTCAATTTTTCTTCGTCCGATACAACAAATCCATCTTTAGCATATCCTTGTTTTGTTTTATCGAATTCTGTCTCGGATTCGGATTCGGTTTCAGAAGTTAGATCTTCAAATCCACCCATTAACGTTTCGTAAATCGAATTCCATTCTATAAGGGTCAAGGGTGCATTTGGATTTACAAGCAAACATTCTTTATTGAATAACGTATTGTCTACTGGAGGAGGGAAATCATAGCGTACAGGGTGCGTGACACGTTTTGTTTTTCCATATAAATTAATTACCTTTCCTTCTAGTTTCCAACTACACTTTCTTTTCCCGTAATCAGAAATGTTGACTTCTGTTATTTCGGAGAGTGTCCCATTTTCACGTACGACTAACATACCTAAAAAAAGTAAGATAAGTTTAAATTAAAGATTTATATATTTATATATTGACTGATGGCATAATAGGTATGATCCTTATAGGTGAACTCAACTTGTCCTGTTAATTTACTATAAAATTCTGTGCACAAACTAGATGGAATGAGTAAAAATTTAATGTAGGCCTTGTTGTGTTCTTCAATGTAACATTCTTTCACGCATTCTACTCCAAAAAGGTGGCTTAAAGCAGCCGATACATTTTCAATTTTCGATGAACGAACGATAATAGGCGGCAATTGAATGAGATCCATTTACTAGAAAGGTCTATATTTATTTGTTTCAATTTTAATTAAATAATCCTTAAGATAATCATGGGAAACCAACAAATGAATAAGGTAAGTTTCCAAGACGTGCAATATGCACAAACCAATAATATGATTATTATCAATACATTAAACCCGAATGATCAATCTATATTGATATTTAAAACGGTGAACATTTCCAATGAAATCAAAGAAGTGGAGTTGGCGATACAACAAAAAAGGGGTATTCTTATTTATGGTAAAAACAGTAATGATGAAACCATTTATTTAAAATACAATCAAAT